ACCGAGGGAGAAATTGATGCCCTCACAGCTAGTCAAGTCCAAGGTAACAAGTACCCTACGGTCTCCTTACCATGTGGAGCAAAGTCCGCGAAGAAAACCTTTAAGGCTCAGTCGGAATGGCTAGAGAGCTTTGAGGAAGTCGTGACAATGTTCGATATGGATGAGGAAGGTGAAAAGGCCCGTAAGGAAGTCGAAGGTATTTTGTCTCCGGGTAAGCTCAGACACTCCTATCTACCTCTTAAGGACCCGAACGAGTGTTTGACAGAGGGTAGAGCAGATGAGATTACAAAGGCTATTTGGGCCGCTAAGGTTTATAAGCCTGGAGGTATTCGCAATGGTGCAGAGCTGTGGGACAAGATGAATGAAAAGCAGCAAAGTACCTATTCTATTCCGTGGCCGTGGGAAAACCTTGACATCCAAAAGATGACCCAAGGAATCCGCATGGGTGAAATGCTACTGCTAACAGCCGGGACAGGTATAGGCAAATCTACGGTATTCCGAGAGCTTGCTTATTATATGGGAGTAGTCTTCCCGGAAGCCTTTAAGGTAGGCATGATCTTCCTTGAGGAACAAAACACAGAAACCGCAATGTCTCTAATGTCTCTCCACGTTAACAAAAGACTTCACCTTGCTTGGAACTCATTGGGTGCTGAGGAACGGAGAAGGGCCTTTGAGGAGACCTTAGGAACTGAGCGGTTTATCTTTTATGACCACTTTGGGAGCCTTGATGGAGACTCCTTGCTCCAAAAGATTCGCTATATGGCAACTGCGGAAGGGTGTAAGTTCATCTTCCTAGACCATGTGTCAATAGCTATAAGCGGCCTTGAGAGCAACAATGAGCGGAAAGACATTGATGTCCTTATGACTAACCTTATGTCTCTAATTCAGGAGACCGGAGTAGGGATTGGTGTCATCTGCCACTTAAAGAAAACAGAGAGCAAACAGGAACCCTTTGAGGAAGGTGGTCGGATTTCTCTTGATGACCTTCGCGGTTCTGGCACTCTGAAGCAAATACCTAATACAATCGTTGCGGGTGAACGGAATCAGCAAGACGATAACGAGAAATCCAAAAACCTTGTACGCCTCAGGCTCCTTAAGTGTCGCTTCACGGGTAAGACCGGGATCGCTGGACACCTTTGGTTCAATGAAGAGACCGGAAGGCTTGAGTCCGTGGAAAAGGTAGAGGAGTTCCTTGGGGACTGTGAGGGTGAAGACCTTAGCGGTCCTTCTGAATTTTAATAGAGGAGGTCCGCTATGGACAAGATTCTTAAATTTGATTCATATGGGGTCTACATAGGTTCCGAACCTGCTCCTGAGGAGTCCCAAGGCGAGGAGAGTCAAGTTGATTAATAAACACCTTGAGAACCTTAAGCTCATCCTTGACATCATCGCAAAGCAAAATGCAAGTATTCTTCAAAAGATCGAAGCAAGAGACCTATGGATACTTAAGGCACTATCGGAAGTCCTGAGGGTTCTTGAAGGAAATAAGGAGGAGAAACCATGAAAGCTCAAGACCGATGCTCTGTATGTATAGTGAATCAAGGTCCAACTCATCGCGCTAGGATGTGCCGAGAGTGTGTTGGAGGGAGTAGTTTTCGTCTCTCTCCTACTAAGGCGGCTAGACTAGGAGTCTCCTCTGCGTCTGTAGACATTCATCAGATTAGTTCTGTATGTATGTATGAAGGTTTCCGCTGTAAACACCTTAAGGATCGCAAGGAGTGTGCAGGATGCTCCATTGTTCTTGGGAAAAAGACAGGGTCTTTGTATGATCCTGACATCCAGCATATGCCTCCGGGTTCTATAATCCCGGTTCCTCCTGGTTTTATGAAAGGAACCATAAAAGGAGTCTCCAAGGATGTCCCTAAGACCGTGAATGAACAGGGTGGAGGGCAATCTGAGGTATCCTATGGCTTCGACTGCTTAGACCCTAAGGCCATGTTTGCGATGACTGAGGCCCTAGAGGAAGGCCGTAAGGAGTACGGTAAGAATAACTGGCGTAAAATCTCCGTTGAAGACCACATCAACCATATGCTCATTCATATCTTTGCGTATATGGCAGGGGATACCCAAGATGACCATTTAGGCCATGCCATGTGCAGAGCGATGTTTGCTAAGGCTGTGGATATTACCAACAACGAAAGGAATGATGAAGACCTATGAAATCCATGAACACCCTTGTGACTATTGAACGGTTCCTCGGGGCAACTCAAGTAGGTGTCACTAAGGCTGCTCGGTGTGTCCGAGATGTAACCTATAAGATCGAAAACGTAGTCCTTGATGCTGGCTATAAGGTCCGCAGGGCAATGAAGAAGCTCCCGCAGACTGTCCAAACTAAGTGCATCAAGATCATGCTCGGTCTCTGTAAGGCCCAAGCTAAGGCCCGTAAGGATCGCCTTAAGTTTATTGCTTTGGAATCCGAGAAGTTAGCTGCTGAGAAGAAGAAGCTGGAGAAAGCAACCGCTGAGTATACCTTAATGAGCCAGCGGTACTAATCAAGTAATGAAGATATTTGACCATGAATCCAATGGTCTCCTCAAGGACCTCACAAAGCTGCACTGCATGGTTATATCCGATGGTTCCCTTGATAAACCTCGAAAACGCTTCAGACCTGATACAGTAGAGGAAGGCGCGAAGGAACTCTTTGAGGCAACTCTATCAGGTGAAACCATCTGCGGTCATAACATAATCAACCATGACATTCCAGCGATGGAGAAGGTCTACCCGTGGTTTCGGCTTCCGATAGACAAAAGGGAGTTCGTTCTGGACACCTTAGTTCTCTCAAGGCTCATCTACAGTAACATTAAGAGTGGCGATGCAATTCTCATGCGAAAAGGTGTTCTTCCAGGGAAGTTCTATAAGAAGCACTCTCTGAGAGCTTGGGGCTTCCGCTTAGGAGAACTCAAGGGAGACTTTGCACTCCATACGGAAGAAGATGAGCAGCTATGGGCTATATTCACTGAGGAGATGATGGATTACAATGAGCAAGATGTTGTCGTTACTGAGAAACTCCTGGCGAAACTTTTGGAAGCGAATTACTCAGCTCAAGCAATACGCTTAGAACATGAGACTGCGTGGCTTATGGCCCAACAGGAGCGCAATGGTTTTCCTTTTGATGTCCCTAAGGCTTTAGAGCTTGAGGCAATCTTAAGGGGTCGAGCGGCTGTCCTAGAGGCCCAACTTCGCAAAGAGGTTCCTCCGATTCCTGGTAAGGTCTTCGTTCCGAAACGAGACAATAAAAGACTCGGGTATATTGCAGGGAACCCTGTGCAGAAGTTTAAGGAATTTAATCCTAATAGTCGGCAGCAAATTGGCTGGATAGTCACAAAGCACTTTCAGTATCTCCCTGAGGAATGGGAGCTTTTTAATTTCAGCGATGAAGACCGTCACGATAAGACACCTGAAGAACTCACTCAGGAAGCTCAGACCGGGAAGGTTCCCTTGAAGATTGATGATGAGACCTTCAGGTTCATAAAGGAAGACGAAACGGCTCCTCAAGGACTCCGCGACTTAGCGAAGATTTTTGAGGAGTTTCTTATGGTCTCCAAGCGGCTCGGTCAGTTAGCTGATGGTAAGCAAGCTTGGTTAAAATGTGTAGGTCCTGATGGACACATTCACGGCTCTGTGAATCCAAATGGAGCAGTCACAGGGAGAGCAACTCACTCTGGCCCGAACACAGCTCAGGTCCCTAAGGTTCAATTTGGGCCAAACAAGGAAATTCTTAAGGGTTCTGAAGGTGGCTACGGTTATGAGTGCAGGAGCCTCTTTACGGTTCCTAAGGGATGGGTTCAGGCAGGTGTAGATGCCTCAGGGCTAGAGCTAAGGACCCTCGCTCACTTCCTCTATCCATATGATGGAGGTCACTATGCTGAGATTGTGATAAATGGAGATGTCCATAGTTACAATCAGGAAGCTGCAGGACTGCCTACACGGGACAACGCGAAAACTTTTATTTACGCCTGGTTATATGGTGCGGGTGATGCGAAGATCGGTAAGATCGTTAAGGGAGACCGCTTGGTCGGTAAGAGACTCAAAGCGAAATTCCTTAAGTCTCTCCCTGCTGTCCGTGAGCTGAAGCAAGCAATCACAGACACTCTTGTCCTTACCTCAAAGCAAGGTCGAGTAACCAAATGGAAGCGCAGGTATCTCAAGGGTCTCGATGGGAGGCTCCTCTATGTCCGCAGTCCTCACTCAGCCTTGAACACTCTTCTGCAATCTGCGGGAGCATTGATATGTAAGAAGTGGATTGTAAGGTGGGAGCAGAGGCTGATTGAAAGGGGTCTCGTTCACGGATGGCAAGGAGACTTTGCGTTTCTAGCGTGGGTGCATGATGAGTGTCAAGTAGCCTGTAGGTCTGAAGAGATCGCCAAGGTAGTCATTGAGGAAGCTCAGAAGGCGATGGAAGATGCCCGCGAGTTTTTCGGTATAAGAGTTCCTTTGGGAACTGAAGGAAAGATAGGGAGGAATTGGGCTGAGTGTCATTAAAGGTTATTGAATTATTCGCAGGGATCGGAGCGTGGGCTAGAGGATTCCGTACTTATTGGCTGAGGAAGGAGAAGCGAGATGTCTAAAAGACCATTTGTAGTCAACCTCTTCGCAGGTCCTGGAGCGGGTAAATCAACGGTTGCCGCAGGTGTCTTTGAGGAACTCAAGTGGCAAGGCGTGGAAGTCGAGTTAGTCCGGGAGTTCGCTAAGGACCTTGTATGGGCTAAACACTGGACCGCCATGAACAACCAATTTGTAGTTTCAGGCGAGCAAATCTATCGGCAGGAAATCCTAAAGGACCAAGTGGATGTAATCGTTACGGACTCCCCGATACTCTTAGGGATGTTCTATAACTGCCCACAGCCTCTCAAGGATGCCCTTGAGGAAACCTTCTGGTCTCAAAACAATCTCAACTATATGCTAGAGCGCGTCAAACCTTATAACCCTAAAGGCCGTAGACAATCCGAAGAGTCTGCCCGTGCTGTTGATCTTCAAATATGGGATTATTTTGCAGCGGACTCTAAGCGCGAGGGAGCCTTAATTCATCTTCAAGCAGGCCGAGAGGCAAAACATGTAATAGTCGAGAGGGTTCTTAAGGAACTCCAAAAGGTTAACCTCAATGGATGACGCATATATCTGCCTAATTGCCTTGGAGGTCCTTGTGGCCTCCTTAAGTATTCTCAGTGGGATTATTCTATGGGTGATCTTAAGTAAACCTAAGGGAGGTAATTACAAGTGAAAACAATTTGTTTTGATTTTGATGGAGTCATTCACTCTTATGTTTCAGGATGGAAGGGTGCCGATGTTATTCCTGATCCACCTGTAGAAGGAATCAGTGAAGTTATTCAGGAGCTTCGTGAGCAAGGATACCAAGTGGTTATCAATTCTGCTCGTTGTGGGCAGGAAAATGGTGTTGCAGCAATCCTTAAGTACCTTGATGAAAATAACATTAGGGTTGATAAAGTGTGTCTCCATAAACCTCCTGCACTAATGTACGTGGATGATCGCGCCATTCATTTCAATGGGAACCCTAAGGACCTTCTAAAGGCTATTAAGGGCTTCAAATGCTGGCTTGATAAGGGGCTCAGATATGACTGACCTTGTGGCCCTCTCAGGGCGTGACAAAAAGCATCTCGTTCAACTTGCCTTAGACCTCTCTAAGGTCAACCTCAGCAAACTCAAGTTCCCTGCGCTTGCCTCTGAGAAACTCGATGGAGTCTTCTGTCTAGCCTTGAAGCTCTCCAGAAAGGTTGAGATATTCAGCCGTACTGGAGAGCTTTATACTTCCATGAGGCACATTGAGGAAATCCTTAATGAGATCATGGCGAACGAGGAAATTGTCATCTTTGAAGCCTATGCTCCTAATACTGTCCAGTCTGTCATCAGTGGTTGGTGCAGGGATACCAAGGATCAACATACCGAGCTAATGGCAGGGTGTCATGATTGCATATACCTTGATGAGTTCCTACATGAAGCATACGTCCGGTATGACCATCGGTATGCAGACCTCAAGCATCGTGTGGATACCTATAGGGAAACCAAAGGAACCAAGGGAACCTATTGGACTGTCTTCTGTATTGCGCAGAAAGCAGTTCAATCCCTTGAGGAAGCTCAGGAGTACGCCGATTGTATCATTGCAGATGGAGGTGAAGGAGCAGTCCTTAGGAATCCTCATGGCTTCTATACTCCCGGAAAGCGTAACCAGGACATCATCAAACTGAAACGAGGTGTCTCCTTTGACCTTGAGGTCCTCGATGGATACGAAGGCGAAGGAAAATACAAAGGAGTCCTTGGGGGTCTCATCTGCAAGTGGAAGGATGGCAAGACCATTCAAATCTCAGGGATGACCGATGAGCAGCGTAGGTCCTGGTGGACTAACCCTGAGGAGATCAAAGGGAAGATCGTCCAGGTTGATGCGATGTGTGAGAGTTCTAAGGGACTCCTGAGGGAGCCGAGGTTCAAAGGGATTCGTACAGATAAAACGGAAGGGGACTTTTAGCAATGACGAAAAAGTTTAAGGTAGATCAAAAGGTTAAGGCCACTCAATTACTACCCTATGTTAAAACCTTGCGTGAAGCAGGTATTGTTCCAAACATAGGCCGTTATCCTGAACAGGGCGAAACAGGAGTGATAGTTCCCTGCCCTGAAAATATGATAGATGGGGATTCACTGGCTTTTGTGAAGCTAGACTTAGATGGTAATGTATGGTGTTTCTCTGAGAGCGAAGTCAGTGGTGAAGCTATGGAGGAGTCACAGGGTTATCAAGCAGGAATGAAGGTTACAGTTAAAACCGATGCATCGGATCATGTTATGTATGCACATGGACTATGCGCTCCTGATAGAAGACCTCCTAATCCTGGTGAGGTCTGTACTGTCCTTGAGTTGTCCTGCTCATGCGGAGTGTGTTCAGGTACTGGTCCAAGAGTCATAATGGATGATGGATGTACCTGGATGACTCCTAAGGACTCCCTCACAGTGATCGAAGAACCTTCTACAGAAACGGAGATGTTCTAAGTGCCAGAAGCCAAGGTGAGTGTCACGCTTGAGGTTACTGTAGTAGATGATGTTCCACAGGCTGTCTTGAATGACTTCCTCAAGATGACACAAGAGGAGCGCATCGAAGCAGCTACCGGAATGTTAAAAGAAACTCTAGGTACGGAGTATGTCAAAGTACTCTCGTATGCTCATGAGATTAAGGAGGAATAAACATTGGGAGAATACTTAAAACTCCTCAAGGACATCCAAAGGAAACCCCGGCACGTTCAAAGTGACTTCGCTCGATACAATGCCCGGATGGTCGCTGAAGCATCCACAAGGGGTCATATTGGATTCCAAGGATTGTGGTATATCACGAAAGCGGGAATGGACTTTATGGTCGCTAATGGAGTGATTGTATAAGATGCAGGAAAAGAAGCCTTTATTTTATGTAGTCGCTTCAGACCCCTCTAAACTCTATCAAACTTACGGTAGGATTAGAGCATATGGGACCCTTTCTTCAGCCCGGAAGGAAGTTACACGGTCCGGTAACAAGCTCAAGGCATACGCCATTAGTGAGGTCCAAGATGTCCAATACTAACACCTTTGAGGCTCCTTTGCTCCTCCTCTTCGATGGCGATATGTTGGTCTTCGAGACTACCTCAGCCTGTGAAAAGGAAATGAACTGGGAAGGAGACCTTTGGGTCCTCTATTCAGATGCAGGGGAAGCCAAAAGTATCATTGATGATCGCGTGCAGTCAATCACTAATAAGGTCCTAGAGAAAACCAAACACGTAGGTCCTTATGAAATCGTCATGTGCTTTACGGATGACACTAACTTTCGCAAGAAACTCCTGCCTACCTATAAGGCCAACCGGATCGGCAAAAGGAAACCCTTAGCGTACTCTGCAGTTAAGCAATGGGTAAAAGACAATTACAACTCTTACCAAAGACCTCACTTAGAGGCTGATGACTGCATGGGAATCCTTGCGACTCTAAAACAGAATACAGTTGTTATAAGCGGCGATAAGGACTTCAAATGTGTTCCTGGTCGCTTTTTTAATTACCGCAAGAATGACTTTATGGAAATCTCTGAGGTCCAAGCGGATTACTGGCATATGTTCCAGACTCTCATAGGAGATACTGCGGACAACTATGCGGGATGTCCAGGGATTGGTGAGAAGACCGCTGAGAAACTCCTTGAGGCAGTCGTTCAGGACTGTACCCCTTGGGCCGATGACGAGACACGCAGGAAGAAACTCTGGGAAGTTGTAGTCGCTCAGTTCGTTAAGAAGGGCCTCACGGAATCCGATGCGCTCCTTCAGGCACAGGTGGCGAGAATCTTAAGGAAAGCTGATTATGACCTCAAGAATAAGGAGGTTGTCTTATGGGAGCCTGTGAGACCGAAGAAGCAATAAAGCTCTGCAAGATACCTCTGTCTCCTAAAGAAAGGCGAATAGTCGCTAAGATAATCTTTGAGACTCTCCAAGAACGAGGCGAACAGGGACATCCTCTGAAGAGCCTTGTCGATTACTCTTCTATTTTAGAAGAAGTCAGTCTCCGAGACCTTCAGGACCGTTTATTAAAATTCGTGAACACCTCAGGGAAACTTGTAGGTGTCCTCGCGTTTGATGTAGGACAGCCGTGGTGGTCCTCTGAGAAATGCCTTGAGGAAGTCTTTGTCTATTGCCTTGACCCGGACCTGCATGGATTCGGAAGGATTGCATTGAGACACCTTGAGGACCTTGCGGAAACCTATGGTTGCTCCTTTATTGAAGCTGGAGGAGCTGCTTGTGTTGACTCAAAGCCTCTAGAAAACCTTTACATGAAAAAGGGAGGCTTCAGCTTCTCATATCCTAACTTTATCAAACGCTTGGAGAAAGGCTAATAAGTTAGAAAAGGAGGGTCTAATGGAAAGACCTGAAATTAAAGTCCCTTCTATTCCTGTTCAGATCATTGAGTATCTTGAGGAATCCTTTAGGATCGATAGTCTCCTCTCGAAAAAGACAAGCAACAATGATGAGCAAGTCGGCTTCATCAAGGGAGTGAGGGAAGTTGTAGGACACCTTAGGACACTCCATAACGAACAGAATGGAGCTGAGGACTAATGTGTTGGAAACTCAAAACTCCTTCGATTCCTGCGGTATCTACTGCAGCCCGTGACATTCTCCCTTCTACAGAAGCGAAGGAACCTGAGGCCCCTATACTTGGGGATGAGGTAGACTTCGTAAGGAGTGCCACAAAGAGAGGCAAGGATGCCTTGAAGATCAACTTAGATTCATCAGTAAAGAGAGGAGGTTCATCTAGCTACTATGGGTAAAGTTTTCAAAGCAATAGGGAAGATTATTTCCTCCCCTTTCAAAATCCTGAAGAACATTGTAGACCCTCCAGAGGCCAAGGTTGTCCAGCAGACTGCAGAACCTACTGCCCAAGCTGCTCCTACGGCAGCTCCTACAGCTAACCAACAGGAGACCGGAGTAGACACTACAGGGATGACCTTGAAGCGCAAGGCGAAAGGCAAACGGGCATTGATGATCTCCCCTGCGAATACCGGAAGTGGGACCAATGGAACCGGATTGAACCTGTGAGGTGTCTATGAATGAAACCATAAATACGCCTCAGGAAACCGCTAAGGCGGTCTATGATCGCCTAGCCTCCGGTGACAGAGCGCAGTATGTCCAAAGAGCAGAGGAATCTGCTAAATACACTATCCCCTCGATTTTCCCGAAGACCTCAGATACTTCCTCAACTGAGTATAAGATTGGCTATCAAAGCATAGGAGCGCGAGGTGTGAACAACCTAGCGAGTAAACTCATGCTTGCCCTTATGCCTCCTAACAGTCCTTTCTTCCGATTGTCTGTAAGTGAGAAAGCCTTAGCGGACCTGGCGGGAAAACAGGATGTCCAGGTGAAAGTTGAGGAAGCTTTAGGAAGAGTCGAAAGAAGCATAATGCGCTACATTGAGACCCGTCAGATTCGCGTGACTGTCACCGAAGCTCTGAAGGGTCTTATTATTACTGGCAATGGGTTACTATATTTACCTCCTAAGGAAGGTGGTATCAAGCTCTATAAGCTAAACAATTATGTAGTGCAAAGGGATGGCCTTGGAAATGTGATCCTAATTGTCACAGTAGACAAACTGTCCATTGCTGCTCTCCCTGAGGAAGTCAAGAAGCTAGTCCTTGCTAAAGACCCAAATAAGAAGCCTTATGATTCTGTCTCGGTCTATACCCATGTGTCCCTTGAGGGAGACCAATATGTTTCCTTTCAGGAGGTCGAAGGGGTCCGAGTAGCTGGCTCAGAGCAGACCTTTCCGAAACTAAAGACTCCTTGGATTCCCTTGCGAATGGTTAAGGTGGACGGTGAGTCTTATGGTCGAGGGTTCGTTGAGGAGTACCTTGGAGACCTCATCAGTCTTGAAGGACTCTCTAAGGCAATCGTTGAGCTATCTGCTATCTGCGCTACTGTTATCTTCCTGGTTCATCCTAACGGACAGACAAGGGCCGCTAAGGTCGCTAAGGCGAAATCAGGGGACTTCGTTCAGGGTCGTAAAGAGGACATTGATGCTCTGACCTTGGACAAGTATGCAGACCTTCAGGTAGCTAAGGCAACCAAGGATGACATTGAGGCTCGGATGTCTTATGTATTCCTGCTTAACTCATCAGTACAGCGCAATGGTGAACGAGTGACTGCTGAGGAAATCCGCTATGTAGCAGGGGAGCTTGAGGATACCTTAGGAGGTCTCTATAGCATCCTCTCTCAAGAGTTGCAATTAGCTCTTATCCGTAGACTCATTCCTCAGCTCCAGAGTACCGGAGAGATTCCAGACCTCCCGGATGAAGCTATCGAGCCTAGTATCACTACTGGACTTGAAGCGATAGGCCGAGGCCATGACCTCAACAAACTTACTCTGTTCCTGGAGTTTATTCAGAAGATACCTAATGCAGCCTTAAGGCTCAAGCTTGGGTCTCTCTTGATTATGCTTGCGACTTCTTTAGGAATCGATACGAGTGACCTTGTGAAGTCCGATGAGGAATACGCTCAGGAACAAGCACAACAGCAACAGTTAGCTATGCTACAACAGGCCACTCCAAACCTAGCGAAATCCTTTGGAGATGCCCAACTTCAAAATCAAACAGCTTAAGGAGGAAGTAACAAGTGGAAAACAGTGAATTTTTCGGGGCGAATGTAGTTCCAGGGTCAGAGGTTATAAGCATTACCTCTACAGACACTGAGCAATTTACACCTGAAGGAACCGAGGAGAAACCTGAGGTAAAACCTTCAGGCACAGAAGAGACTCCTAAGGAAGGCCAAGAGGACCCTGCAAAGAAAGAGGAGACTCCCGAGCTAACCCCTGAGGAAAAACTTCAGGCAGATGTTCAGAAGTCTATGCAAGCCGATGCGGATGTCCAAAAGGACCTTGAGGGAAAAGGTGTAGACTTCACCAGTTTAGCGACTGAGTATGAATCCTCTGGAACCCTAAGCGCAGAATCCTTTGCGGCCCTTGAAGCTGCTGGCTATCCTCGCTCTGTAGTTGATGCGTATATCACAGGAATGGAAGCGACTGCTAACCAATTCACTCAGGCGGTCTATGGATTCGCAGGTGGAGAACAAGAGTTCGTTAAGATCGCTCAGTTCGTTCAGGGTCTCGGTGAGTCCCAAGTGAAGACCTTCAATAAGATCGTGGAGACAGGAGACCTCAATCAAATCCAGGTTGTCGTAGAGGGTTATCGAGCAAAGATGACCGCTAAGTACGGCACAGCAAATCCCTCGCTGATTGGTGGAGGACAGAAACCTCAAGCAGTCCAAGGGTTTTCCAATAAGGCCGAAATGGTACAAGCCATGAGTGACCCGAAGTATGGAAAAGACAAAGCCTACACAACTGAAGTGAAAACAAAAGTTAGTGCTTCCCGGTTCCTCTAAGAATCCAATAGGTTCCCTTTAGGAGACCCACTCAAGTCAGTGGGTCTCTTTGTTATGTCCAAATAAAAAAATGGTAAATTGAAAGGATGATTAACTAATGGCAGATGCAATCGTTAATAACCCAGGACTTATCCAAGGCGGCTCAGACATTCTCGCAAAGAACCTTAAGGTATATGCAGGTGAGGTCATCACGGCCTTTGAGCGTTCCGCAATGGCTTTTAATCGCCATATTACCCGTACCATCGAAGCAGGTAAATCCGCGCAATTCCCGGTCTATGGTCGAAATAAGGCTCACTACCTGAAACCCGGTAAGAATCTTGATGACCTGCGGGAACAAATTCCAGGCAATGAGAAGATCATTCTGCTAGATGGTCTGCTGACCTCTGATGTAATGATTACTGACATTGAGGATGCAATGGCCCATGATGATGTCCGAGGCGAGTATGCCAAGCAGTCCGGTGAAGCCTTGAGCATCTCTATGGATGCCTCTATTTTCGCTGAGATCGCTAAGATGATTGTAGCTGATACCGCAAACATTACCGGAACTAATGGAACCGGTAAAGGTGCAATTATTCAGCGGACCCTTGCGGCTGGACAAGAAGTAAATATCAATGAGGAAACTGGTCGCGCTTTGGTTGCTATCTTCCTTGAGGCCTCCTCGAAGATGACTAAGAACCGTGTTCCAAAATCTGAGCGTTATGCTTACGTAGACCCAGACTTCCAAGCAGCCTTGATTAACTCATGGGTAGCTATCAATCGTGACTTCGGTGGCATTGGCACTATCGCAAATGGCGAAATCAAGACCCTTGCTGGCTTTGAGATCATTGAGGTTCCTCATCTGACTGAAGGTGGAGCTGATGCAGCTAATGTCCTTCAAGGTGATGGTCATGTGTTCCCTGCAGCTTATACTGCTAAGAAACCTGTACTGTTCGCTCATCGTACTGCTGTAGGCACGCTGAAACTGAAAGACCTTGCCTTTGAGAAAGCGCGGAGAGCGGAATATCAGGCAGACCAACTCATCGCTAAGATGGCAGTAGGTCATGGTGGCCTTCGTCCTGAGTCGGCCTTCATGGGTCTTGTTAATCCCCCGGTATGATCCTAGTTAACTAAATGATAAAGGGAGGGACTTCTGAGGACTTTAAGTGTCCCTGAGGCTCTCCCTTTTTTACCTTCCATAGAAAGGAGGCTAATTATGATAATTACCCCTGTAACAGAGTTAGATGCAGTCAATGAAATCCTATCGGCTGTAGGGGATTCCCCTGTGAACTCCATAGAGAACCCTAAGAATGTAAATGTGATAAATGCAATCCGTATGCTACGCTTAGTGACTCGCAAGCAACAGTCCCGAGGGTGGTTCTTTAATTCCTATAGCTCCTATGTGTTGAACCCTGATGTCTTCACAAAGAAAATACGCTGGCAAGATAACTTTCTTCAGCTTGAGGGTTCCAATGGGGAGACCTTCATTAAACGTGGAGACTACCTCTACGATAAGGACAACCTAACGGATACCTTTACGGGCCCTGTGACTGTGGATGTGCTTCTTCAGGTCCCTTTTACCGACCTCCCGGAACAGCTAAGACATTACATCACAGCCAAGGCCGCTAAGGACTTCCAGACGAGATACTTAGGAGATGCTGCGTTAGCTGAGGAATTAGCGAGGGATGAAGTAGAAGCGTATCAAGCTCTCATAGATGCTGACCTGGAAATCAACGATTACAATATGCTTGACAATACAAGTGTAATGGAACTGCGGAGGAGATAGCATATGGCTCTTTACTCACAGACCATTAAAAACATTGTCGCAGGTATCAGTCAACAACCTGCAATCTTAAGACATCCTGAGCAACTCGAAGAACAAATCAATGGGATGTCTACAGAGGCCAATGGACTCCAAAAGAGACCCCCTACGCTCCATCTCGCTAACCTTCAGGCTTCCCTTGTGACAAACATTAAACCAATGGTCCACTTAATTAATCGAGATGAGAATGAACAGTATGCAGCGATGTTCAATGGAAATAGTGTTCAAGTATGGGACCTTATAGGAGCCTCAAAGACTGTTAACTACCAAGGGTCTGCCTCAGCTTATCTCACTACTTCATCTCCTCGTAAGAGCCTGAAGACTGTAACCGTGGCTGATTATACCTTCATTGTTAACACTGAGAAGACCGTAGCGATGACCTCAGCGATAACTGCGGATGTATGGGCCGCTCAGGGCGCGCTAATAAATGTAAAGAGTGGTCAGTATGGGAGGACCTATGCTGTCATTCTTGATGATGTCCAAGTAGCAGCCTTTTCGACTCCTGATGGTTCTGTAGCAGCACACACAGCACAGATTGACACAAACTACATTGCGTGGCAGTTGGCAGCTTCCCTTATTGGGGGTTACACTGTAGCACAATCGGGGGAAGGTTGGCTATATATCGTTAAGAACAGCGGGAGTATTACCTCGATTAAGACTAAAGACGGTTTTAATAATCAGGCCATGTATGGATTCCATAAGACTGCCCAAAGGTTCTCTATGCTCCCTGCCACAGCTCCTCATGGATACTTAGTGCAAATTGCAGGGGAACCAGGAAGTGGAGCCGATGATTACTATGTGGTCTATGATGCAACAAATAAGGTCTGGAAGGAAACCGCAAGGCCGGGAATCTTGAACTCCTTTGACTCATCAACGATGCCTCATGTTCTCGTTAGGGAAGCTAATGGGACCTTCACTTGTAAACCTGCAGAATGGGACAAGCGGACCGTAGGGGACGATGATAGCAACCCTGAGCCTTCCTTCATTAACCAAAAGGTAAATGATTTGTTCTTCTTTAGGAATCGCTTAGGATTCGCTGCAGGTGAGAATGTCATCATGAGTAAATCCGGGGAGTTCTTTAAGTTCTGGATGAGTTCCGCTGTGGACATTCTAGATACCGATGCGATTGATAATGCAGCTAGTGACAATAAAGTGTCGATCCTATACCATGCGCTCCCCTTCAATGAGGAGCTTCTTTTATTCTCTGCTCAATCTCAGTTTATTGGGAGAGCAGAAGGGATCATCAGTCCTAAGAACTTCCGCATTGATTCCGCAACTGAGTATGAGGATAGTGTACAGGTTAGACCCATTGTAGCAGGTAGGAATGTCTACTTCCCGGCTCCTCGGGCCTTATACACTTCCATTAAGGAGTTCTATACGGTCCAAGATGTGACCAGTGTTAAGAACGCTCAGGACATTACAAGCCATGTAGCCTCGTATATTCCTAACGGTGTCCATAAGTTGCTATCAAGTACCTCTGAGAACCTCTTGCTAGTCCTAACGGAAGGAGCAGAGAATCACATCTATGTCTACAAATACCTCTTTGAAGAGGAGACACGTAAGCAAGCCTCCTGGTCTCATTGGAACCTTGGGGAAGGTGTGAAGATACTTGGAGGAGGCTTTGTAGGTCCTACACTTTACCTTGTGGTTCAGCGTGGAGAAGGAACCTTCTTAGAAAAGATGGTCTTCACCTGGAACACGAAGGATAACAATGTAGAGCCCTATAGGGTCTTCTTGGATCGAAAGGTCTTAACTGCTCCTATTCCTTTAGCGAACTATGATGCTGTCTGGAATAAGACTACGGTAGACATTCAGGCTCTCTATGGGACAACTCCGCTGAGCGAGGAATGTTATGCCATTGTGTCTCCTTCAGGGTTCTTTAAGACCTTCAAGCTGGAAGACCTACAGAGCGGTACGATTCGCCTTGATGGAAACTTCACAGGCCAAAGGTTAACCGTAGGAACCTGTCCTCCTCATAAGGTAGTCTTTAGTCCGGTCATGTTGAAAACCGTAGACGAGCGAGGGACCCGAAGCGATACTGAAGGAACCCTTTATGTCCGTAACTTTTGGGTGAACTATGTGGACTGTGGCTACTTCAAAGTAACCGTAGAGCATTTCAATAAGGAGACCTATGAGTATGAGATGACCGCTAGAATCCTCGGGTCCGGTAATAACAAACTTGGAGAGCTTCCTTTTGAGACAGGGAAATTCAAGTTTCCTGTGCAGTCCTTAAGTACCGAGTGCAAGATAACCATAGAAAGTCCTTACCCTGTTCCCTTCTGTATCATAGGGGCGGGATGGGAAGGCAATTATCACAGAAGGAGTCAAAAGGTATGATTATTGTTAGAGACCTTACCATAGGGCAACTTATTGACTTCCTGAAGATTGCTCGTCCTGAAGACCTTGCAGAGGTACAGGCAATGACCGGACATAGCATCCTTGAGGAGCCTCTGGCTCTACTTGAGGGAGCGAAGGCGATTATCTTTATGGACTGTCCAGAAGGCGAAGAGGTTCTCTTAGGAATCGGAGCTGTAGCAATCGAATGCCGTAGAGGGATCGAAGGAATGGCTATACCGTGGCTTCTCCTTACTACAGAGGTCTACAAGCATCCTATAGAGTTCTTAAGGTTTTCAAAGAGATACCTTCAGGAATTATTAAAAACTGTTTCTATCGTAGGCAATGCTGTCTATGCTAAGAACGAACTACACATCAAATGGCTTACATGGCTTGGGTGTGAATGGGTAGGTGAACACAAAGGAGGTAAGATATTTGCGTTTCAAAGAGGTGATTAAATGTGTTGGATAGTCGCTGCGGCCCAAGCAGGACTCTCTATGTTTGGAACTCAACAGGCTTATAAAGCGCAAGCCAAGGCTGCTTCCCAACAGGCTACTGCAGCGGTCACTGACATGAATTTCAACTTCCAGAATTACGAGATGCAAAGGCAGGATACCTATGATGCTCTTGTAAAGGAAATTGAGACTACCCGAATGAACGCTATGGGTCTCAATGCAACTGTAGACGCTGCTATTAATGAAGATACGGCAGGAGGAGGCAGGACCGCAGAGCTTCTCCGCAGGAGCGTTAAAGGCGATGAGCTGAGAAACATAGGGTCCATTAAGGAAAATTATACCCGGAAGTCTAATGAGATTGACTTGAATAAAGAGGCAGTCGCTCGGGGAACCAAAACGAACCTCACGAACATTAAGGACAACCTTAAGACCGCTAAGAAGGCCGCAAGGAACAGTATGATTGCCACGGCGATTAATGGGTATGCCTCAGGGATGGCTGCAAAGAATGATGCTGTCTCCAAGGGACTCAAGTGGGACTTCTGGCAAGGAGCAGTTAAAAAGTAGGAGGTAACAATGGCGAGTAATGTATCCAATGCGATAGGAACGCAAAGGCAATTTTCAGGAGTCCCGCAGGATACCTACGCGAAAAGACTAATACAGTCCGATTCTTCTTCTCAAGCTGCGGCTGCAACTCGCGGGGTAGGGATGCAACTGGCTCAATCCTTAGGAGTCCTTGGGGAGGCCATAGGAACCTTAGGATTCCAGCAGGAAAAAGATAAAGAGAAAATAGGGATCGCTAAGGCTGAGGAGATAGCCGCAGGACAAACTGAGGAGAACTGGAGAAAACTATCTGCTATTGATATGATCTCGGCCTCAGGTGCTGTGGATACTGCTGATAATCCTTATGCAATCTCTATGATCGAGAGGATGCGTGGGAAGTTCTTATCCTCTCGCGCTCGACTCTCTTATGAAACTGAGGTCATCCAAAAGGAAGGCCATTCGAAGACTGCTGATGAGGAGGTCTCTCGTTATAACAAATATATGCAGGAACACTTTGGGACTTCCTCAGGAGCCTCCTCAGACCTTGAGGCATTTCAAAAGGGCTTTTGGGATAATCATGCGGTAGATCAGGTAGGCGTTGCAGATAAACAGATCAAATGGTCTTCTCAACAGATGGACGCAATTCGTCAAGGAGAGACCTCAGCAACCTTAAGGATCGGCTCAGAGAAGTGGGGAAATACCCCTAAGGAAGACCTAGCGGCCTCTTGGAACTCTATTATGGCAGACAATCGGATCGCTAATGCTTCCATCCCGGAACGCATACAGCAAATCAAGGGAGCCGCTCAGGACTTCGTACAGAGTACAGGAGACCATGAGAAGCTCACTTATATCTTGGATAATGTCACTATTGGGGTGGATGGGTCCGGTAAGGAAATTAAAGCGTCCTCTGTTATTTCCCCTGAGGACTTCCGACAGGAAGCCACTATCAGAACTCGGCAGATATTCGGGGAACGCCTTCAGGGAGACCTAAAGAAACTCTCAGGTATGTCTGTACCGGAAATGAATAAGTGGTTCGAGGATACCCAAAGGGATGATCCTAAGTGGTTCGGCACGGTGGTAGATTATAGACCAGGACTGGTTAACCAAAGGACAAAACTTGAGGAGGATCAGAAGCGAGAAGCACTCAAACTGTCAATTACTCAGCACGTTCGCAAGCAGTCCTTTGGAGTCCTTGATAGTCAACTGAAGGCATATCTCAACGGTAACACTCACGATGCCCAAGGGTTCCTTAAGGCTACTTCCTTTAGTGGTCTCCCTACGCTTGAGTATGATGTCCCTGATGAAAAAGGTGGGACAACCTCTAAGAAACACTCTTGGAAGAAAGAAGATGTCTTCAGTTTCATTGACCATCATATTCAGACTATCAAAGCTGATGGAAGCCTAACGGATGAAGAGAAATCTGCTCAGGTTCTTCAGGTCCTCCAATGGGGTCCTGCGGAGAACTACAGGGATAGCGTGAAGTCCAGCTTAGGAATGGCCCTGGATACCCTTACGGTTGACAAACTGAAAACCGATGGACAAGGCAAAGCAAACCTCACTCCTCAGATGCAGGATGCCTTAAGGATGTACCAAACGGACCCTGAGGCTTCCCTTACGATCCTTGGAGAAAAGAATATATCTGACCTGGATCATCTCCAGCTTTTACTTCAGGCTGAAGGAGATGAGAGGGCTGCTGTGAGTCAGTTTGCACAGGTAAGAGATAAGCGTAAGGATAAGGATGCTGTAAAGGCAGCAAGCGGACAGGTTCAACACTATCTATCTACCGCTACAGTTACAGGCTTTAGAGACATCTCAGGGAAGGAGCTTAGTGTAAACACTTCTATAATGTCGAATTACTCCCTGATGAAGCGTATTAAAGTCCTCGCTGAGGATAGAGTTCTTGGAGGGATGGCCCCTGATAAAGCTGTAGAGGTCGCTAAGGAAAAAGTCCGGGCAAATACTTATATCTATAAAGACACAGCGATTCCTCGGAGTATCTTTAATGGCATTGACTCTGAACACAGGATAACTGTAGGGCAGCAGGTCCTTGATTATTACGTTCAGGACTTCGCTAATCAGACCGGACTTGACTCTAAGTTTATCGCTACGGAATGGGACATAGACCGGAATGTTTTTGTTGTCTCAGGAGGTGGAGGTCATGTGAGGTATACCCTGAATGATATTGCATATAGTGGCAATTATCTCCTTCAGGAAAACTCGAAGAATCCTGGAGGCAGAAACATTGAACTCCTGGAGGCTCAGGAAGCCAATGCCATGAGGAGACCAATAACTCCTCCGGTGTCTGATGAACTCAATATAGCTGGATGGGACCCGAATGTCACTCAAGCGAATCGCGGAGATAGACCTTAGGAGGATGAATAAATGGCAGATGTAATGAAACTCCTTTCAGCCCTCTCGGGACAGGAGAGCAGCGGAGACCCTCAAGCATACAACTCCTTAGGTCTCGCTATGGGTAAATATCAATTCCAGCAGGGGACTTGGGATGGAGCTGCTAAGATGGCAAGCCGGGAGGACCTCGTAGGGGTAGACCCTCGGGAAGTCGCTGAGGTAGACCAGGACCATGTAGCAGGGACATACGCTAATTATCTCCTGGAGAAATCTGGAGGAGACCTTGGGTATGTTGCAGCAGCGTGGTATGCAGGGGAAACTAATGCAGATGAATATTCTAGGCAAGGCCGCTTCCCAACAGCGAGGGAAGAAGGAGACCATCCTTCAGTAGCTGAGTATGTCCAACAGGTAAAGCAGAGATATAACGATGGTTCCTATGCTCTTGATGGTGTCTTCAATCGGTCTACTGATCCATTTGGTGCTAAAGCTCCTAGTGTCCCTACAATAGAACCTCAGCCTCAGTCATTCCTCGGGGAGACCAAAGATAAATTCCTTGATTCTCTCTATGATTCTACTCTTGTAGGAGCCGCGAGGACTGCTTGGGTGGGGGCTTCGAGTGTAAATTCTTATGCTGATCGGTCCTTCCAGGTCTCTCAGGAAGATGTTGACTATGTAACTAAGGCACTTCCTGGAGACTTCATTGCTCAGAAGTTTGTCTTGATGAACGCGCGGAATCGGGAGCATCTTTCAAGGCTTACCTTAATGAAGCAAGAGGATGAAGCAAGGAGACAAAGGGTCGATAGTTATTCGATGGGATTGTCCAGCATCGGAACCATTGCAGGAGCCATAGCAGACCCTTTGACTTTCCTTCCGCTTGGACAAGAAGCAGTCATCTTGAAAACCTTAGGACGCTTAGGAACCTCAACAGCCTCTAAGATGGCCTTAAGTAAACTCGCTAAGTATGGAGAATTAGCAGCGACTAATGCGGCCCTTAATGTAGCCGAAAGAAAAGGTGCTGAACATTTCTCTGGGTACGAGCAGGACTATACCTCAGCGGCTCTTATAGGAGGTGTGGCAGGTGCAGGGCTAGGGATGCTTGGAGACCTTGCACGTTCCTTTGCGAACAAGAAGGGACTCCAAAAGGTTAACGCTGCTTTACTCAATGCTGAAGATCATGCAATCCTTCAAGCTGCTGATGGTCCTTTGCCTTCCGGTGTCCCTAAGGATACCCGAGGAATACTGCAGGAACTCCATGACCCTAACTTTACTCATACCTCAGAGAATCTCTCGAAGCTGATTGAGAAAGATATGGTCTATGTAGTTTCCAAGGCAGACCTTCCGAACCTCGCGAAACGCTTAGGGGTTAACATAGAGGAAGGAGCTAAAGCGTTCCATAAGGCTGATGAAGGTTTTACTGTTATTGTAAAAGACAATCTTCCTACTAACTATAACCTGGATAATCTTCTCGCTCATGAGATGGGTGTCCATCGTTTCAAAGAGGTAATGGGAGAAGACGCTTACAGTCAACTCATGGAGTCTGTGCGGAAGAATGTTGAGAACCCGCCTGATGAGGAATGGTTAAGAGCTATCAAAGCTGTACCTGATGGTGGTCTTGAGGAAGTTCTAGGATACTATGTAGAACATAGTGGTCTTGATAATAGTCTTCTAGGAAGTGTCAGGGGAAAGATAAACCTAGGTCTGCGAAAATTGGGACTTACTAAAGACCTCAATAATGCAGAAATCAAGGACTTTGTTAAGCGGTCACTTGATGTCCAAATTGAACAAGCTCAAGGATACCATATGATGCCTGATGGTTCTGTGGTAATGAATGGGCTTAAGTATTCCAATGCGAACCTTTTCAATCCTGAAGGAATCCTTGCGGACCAATTCGCTGCTGATACTAAGGCAATCACGCAGGGAGCCTTTCCGAAGCTCCTCAGAGGTATTGGACAACGTATGGAGGCAGGAGGATTCGCAGGGACAATTCACGGTATCCTCTATAACTCAAAGTCTCACATGGGGCGTAAGATAGCTTCCTTGATATTCCATGATGCCCGGATGCGAGGAACAGCCGACAGCCTTGTGATGCCTGTAGAGAAAATGAAGGAGACCATAAACAACCGCTTGAGTAAATTCTATGGAGACTTCATGGATATTCGCTCTGAGGCTCTCTTTGGGAGTTCCGCAGGGGATCGCCTTGTCAATGCTCCTAAGGTAACGAATCTCACGGCTCACCTTCTGGACTTCAATAGGCAGGTTCGGGAAGCCTTCAATGCAACCTACACGAACAACCATGCAGGTCTCACGGGACGCTCATGGTCTCCTGAGGTGATGAAGGCTGCTAAGGTTCTTAAGGACCTCCGGGAGGATATGATCGAGATAGGCAAGCGATCCTCAGAGATGTTTGGGACCCAAGGGGAGAACCTTATCGCTAAGGATTGGAAAGCTTGGGATGATGAACTATGGAGAGTCATGGATGACGATAAATGGTTAACCTTTCATAATAAATTCCCTACTGTTAAAGCTGCTGAGGACTTCCTTGCAGAATATGCCAAGCGAGCAGTCAAGCGGGACATTATGGAACAAAAGCTGCTTATCCAAAAGGTTAAGGAATGGGAAGAGTCTCAGAAACTTTGGGAGCCTAAGTATGTTTCCTGGAAGAAGGAAATGGATGCTTGGGAGACTAAGGTTGAACAGCTTGCAGCGAGAGATGAGAAGAAATATCAGACTCGCTTAAAGAAGCATGAGGAAGCCCTTGAGGAATGGAAGCTGGACATCGCGACTGCTCCTAAAGGAACCCCTAAGCCTCCTAAACCGAAGAAACCAGAAAGACCTCCTGCTACTCCTAAACCTGAGAAACCTAAGGCTCCTAAGGAACCCGGAGACAAACCTACTCAGGTGACTCCTGAGGAACTCCAGCAGCACATTGACGAGGAAGCAAAGGGATGGTCTAAAGGAATCATCGACCGGGACCATAGCAACCTTGAACTCCTTAAGGAAGGCTATCACAATGAAGGGGCTATCTCCTTTATGCGTGAGCGGCTCCCAATGGATACCTCAACTCGCCTAATGACTCCTTGGGGCGAAGAGTTCTCCTTTGATATTCACCTGCGGGATGATGACTTGGACCGCATAGTTCCTAAGATTATCAATAGGTTCTCAGGGGAAGCAGCCTTGAAGAATGTCTTTGCGACTCCTGATGCCTTTAGGACAGCCAGAGGAACCCTTGAGAGTCAACTGCTTCACGCTGAAGGGCAAGGAGCAATCTCTAAGTCTCAAATGGCCCGAGAGCTAGGAGCCTTCGATGATGGAATCGCTATGCTCCGAGGGACAAATAGCTCTAAGGACCCCAGGGGAGCTTGGGATGCTTTTACTCGTCTGTTTACGAACCTCAGTTATTCTCAGAATGGTTCAAACATGGGCTTTAATCAACTCGGGGAAGTTGGAGGACCGCTTGCTTATTCTGGAGGCAGAGCATTGTTTCATCTCTTCCCGGCCCTTGCGGATCATGTGAGGTCCTTGAGGAGCGGTAAGGGAATAGCTGATGCAGTCCGTGAGGCAGAGTATAGAGCCTTTGGAGATACCTTGGAGTCTCGTATTTGGCAGCGTAGTTTTCAATCAAGGGTCTTTAAGGAAGTAACAGCCGCAGGGGACAGAATGAGATCATTGGATACCATAAACACTGGCTTTAATTTTGCTAGTCGATTGGTCTCTCAAATCAACTTGCTTCCTGTACTGACCGATAGGATGGTCCGAGGAGCGAGAGCTGATGCCATCGCGGACTCCTTAGAGTGGGCTGGAGGGAAAGAGTTTAGTAAACTCAGGAACCCCTTTAGTCCTACAAAACTTAAAGGGGCTGGAGTGTCTCCTGAGTTAGTCCCTCAGATCAAGCAGGACCTTCAAAGGTACTTCTTGGATAGCCTTGAGTCTCCTAAGCTCTCCGAATGGGCCGAAGCGAACTCTGAGACTTACTGGAAATGGATAAGTCTAATAGACAATCAAGGCATGAGGGCAATCCAACAGAACACCATAGGAAACAAGAATGTCCTTAAGGATGCTAACCTGTTCACAAGGATGCTCTTTCAGTTCAAAGACTTCACGCTTAAGGCAATCAATGGGCAGACCTTAAGGGCCTTGACGAGTCGAGAGATTGATGATGGTCTAGCTGCTCTGTTCTCTATGGGTACAAATACGCTTGTCTACGCAGGGTTAACCAAAGGGAGAGCAATGGCTTACTTCCCGAATGACGAGGCCAAACAGCAGGAATACCTGGACGCTCGGCTAACTCCAGGGAAACTGGCAGGGGCCGCTCTGCTCCGTGGGGTTATCACTGGGTCGGCCTTGAGTTTTGGTATGGATGCATATGAGGCTGCTACAGGTAGTCAGTCCTTCAGGACAACTGTAGACCGTACAGCGCAGTTCAAAGGAAAACAGCAGGAAGGACTGAAGGAGCCTAAGGATGCCCTTGGGGACTCCTTAGCTCAACTTCCAGCCGCCCGAGCTTCCTTTGGGTCTGCCTATACAGGCTATAAGGTTGGCAAGAGTTACCTTGAGACCAACCAGTTAACGCAGAGGGACCTTAAGGAACTCTATAGGCTCCTTCCTCTCCAGAACTTTCTGCCGATGGTCTACATTAGCAGTATGCTTGTGGAAGAGACAGGGCTACCTAAAGACAAACTGAAGAAATAAATAAAGGACAAAGCTAGGGACCTCTGCGATATTGTAGAGGTCTCTTTTGCGTGTCCTCCAGAAAGGTAAGTGATAAATTGGCTTATGAACGCAAGGCAACAGTAACATATACCGGGGACGGTTCCCAAAAGATATTTGCGTTTCCTTTTGATTACCTAAGTTATCCCTTTGTGAAGGTCCGAATTGACGAGGATGTGCTTGTTTACGGGACCGATTATGGAGTCAATGGAAAACAAGTGGAACTCCTCACGGCTCCTGCGGTTGATGCAGTAGTTACAGTCTATAGGGAGACCTCTACGGAGCGTATGGTCGCTTGGGAGAATGCCTCAGTAATGACTGCAGGTGATATGACACTTGAGCAGGTACAACAGTTGCATTTAGCCGAGGAGACAATGGACAAGGTGCAGGACTCAGGACTCGCTTTGGACCCTTTGGATTCCAGGTGGGATGCCAGGTTCGGAATCCTTAAGAATCTTTTGGACCCTGAGAATCCTGGAGATGCTGTACCATTGAGGTATCTTGAGAGTGTCCAGGGGGCTGTTGTCACGGCAAAAAATACTGCGGTACAAAAGGCATCTGAGGCCGCGACTTCCGCAAGTGCAGCTTTGGTGTCTGAAGGAAAAGCAAGGACCTCTGAGATAAACGCTAGTGCTTCAGAGACGGCTGCGGAGGTAGCTGAGACTGCAGCGGTCGCTGCTAAGGTTGAAGCTGTCAGTGCAAAAGATACTGTAGTTCCATTAGTTCCAACAGTTAACCAAGCTGCTCAAGACGCTGCTGCTGCTGCTGCACTTGCCGCTCAGGCTGCTCAAGACGCTGCTGCTGCGCTTGAGGGTGTAAAGGCACTTGGAGCGGTCCCTGTAGGTATGCTTGTTCCGTTCCTGGTTGAGAATGTCCCTCCAGGATATCTTCTGTTATCCGGTGTTAACCGTGTAGCATCCTTTGATCAACTATTGTATCCAGACCTCTACGCATACCTTGGGACTGACCAGTTACCTGACTGCACCAATAAGTTTCCTGAAGGTGCTGGAGATAGGATTGCTGGAGGTGCTGTGAAGGCTTGGAGACTCCCTACTTTTGAGACGAATATAACTGGTTCGCATGGACACAATGGCACCACTCAACTGCTGAAGTACACAGCTGCAGGAGGGTCACTAACAGTAACTGCCGGGACACTAATAACTACAGAGTGGCCTTCATTGGCTGGAGACCACAGTCACTCCTTAAGTATCCCTGCAGGTAACACTGATACTTACCTCGCCCCGGATGCCTTTGGTGTCTATTGGGCAATTAAGGCTTTTGGTGCTTTGAGTAACGAAGGGACTGCCGAGGCTGCCCAGTTGATTGCTGATGTTGCTGTGCTGAAAACACAGGAGGCATGGCAAACACCTACCTTCCTTAATGGTTGGACTCAGTTTGATTCTGTAGGACATCCTGTTAGATATTACAAAGATTCTACAGGAATAGTACACCTCAAGGGGTTAGTTAAAGGTGGAGCCACTTCAACTGAAATCTTTAAACTTCCCAGTGGATACAGACCGTCATCTCCTCTGCTTATATTTACTACAATGGCAGATAATGCCTTCGCCGCTGTACAGGTATCATCAGGTGGCAATGTGACACATCGCTTAGGTGGAGTTAGTTACGTTACACTCGATGGAATCTCCTTCAGAGCGGAGGGTTAACCAATGGAATCACATGAAATCAAAACTGAATTGACCCGCATGGCCCCTCCTATAGGTGTCTCCACGGTATCTATAGCAGGGGTCTCTCTGTCTGAGTGGGTCCTCGGGGCAACCCTCGTGTATACCCTCATTCAGATTGGATGGACAATCTATAGGATCGTCAGGCACTTCAAAGGAGGTAACAAGTGACCGAAAACAAAGACATGAGAATATGGACGATCATCTTTGTGGTCTTAGGAATTTCCGAGCAGCTTGCTAACGGTCTCCTTAAGACCTCCTTTAGTCTCTATGACCTCCTTGCGGTCTATGGCATGGTAGCTGCTTATTATGGCTATACGTTCCATATGGCCTCCAAATGGGGTCCTCCGGGACAGCCTGTGACACGAAATCAGCAAATGACAGGAGGGAGCTATAGGAATGAACCAAATTAATATTAGGGAGACCTCTTTGGAATTCGGGGAGATGCTCCCACAACCATATGTAAATCGCATTGTCATTCATCACATAGGAGACCCTCCCCGCGATGTATCCGCTAGTGAGGTGCATGGTTGGCATTTAGGTAATGGATGGGCAGGTATTGGCTATCATTATCTCATCCGCAGGGAAGGTACGATTGAGCGAGGGAGACCTGAGGAATACATTGGGTCTCATGCCCAAGGCTTCAACACAGGATCAATCGGGATAAACTTCGCAGGTAACATGGAGATCATGCCTGTTACACCTGAGCAGATCGAGAGCGGAGCTATGTTAATGGCTGATATTTGTCTGCGATACGGTATGGTTCCTGATGGTGTCTCTGTGGTAGGGCATGGGTCCTTGATGCCTACAAGTTGTCCAGGGAAGAACCTCAGGGACCTATTGGACATCCTCAGGGGTAAAGCCGTTTGGTACACTCAGAATTAAGATACTTTAATTAGAAAGGAGGCTATTTAATGGAGGCTATTTCATCTTTTGCAGCTTTACTGGCAGCTACAATCGACACTTCCTTACAGGACTCTAGGGAGAAATCCTTAGCTCTGACCAAGATCGAGGAAGCTGTGATGTGGGCCAATGCTGCAGCAACTAAACAGAGACAAGGAGGCAATAAATGACGAAAATTGACCAAAAGATTTTAGATGAAATTGCACAAAAGGAAGTAGAGGCTCTCCTTAAGAATCTTCAGGACCCTGAAATGATTCGCAATCCGAGCTTCCTTGAGAAGGTCCGAAAGTTCCTTAAGGACAACAAACTCGATATCTCCCCGGAAACTCCAGGAGTCAAAACGATCCAGCGAAAAGCTGAGGAGCTCCCGGTGTTCGAGGATGAAGAAGGAGTCCTTAACTAATGTTTCAATGGACTCATGGACAAGTCGAAAAGGCTTTTGCAGACTTCCGCAAGTTCCTCTTCATTGTCTGGAGGATGGTAGGACTGCCTGAGCCTACACCTATTCAGTACGATATGGGAAAGACCCTTCAGAATCCCCCGAGCGATCGCTTCATACTTCAAGGATTTCGAGGGGTCGCTAAGTCCTTTATAACCTGTGCGCTTATCGTGTGGCTCCTCTGGAAAGACCCTCAAAAGAAATGTATGATTGTCTCAGCTTCAAAGGATCGTGCAGATGCTAACGCTGTGTTTATCAAGCGTATCATCCAAACGATCCCTTTTCTTTCTGAGCTGCTTCCTAAGGACAACCAGAGGAACACTCAGAATCTATTTGATGTTGGCCCTGCGGTTCCTGATATATCCCCCTCTGTGAAGTCTGTAGGTATTACCGGACAAATCACAGGGTCGCGTGCAGACATCCTTGTAGCTGACGATGTGGAGGTCCCTAACAATTCCGGGACACAACAGCAAAGGGATAAGCTCGGGGAAGCCGTTAAGGAGTTTGATGCTATCCTGAAGCCTGGAGGTCAGATCATCTACCTCGGGACTCCTCAGAATGAAATGTCGATCTACAACGAACTCCAGAAGAGGGGCTATTCCACCATTATTTATCCTGTGGTCTACCCTGAGAGCCAAAAGGAACGTGAGTTCTATGGGGATCGTTTGGCCCCTGTACTAGCTAGGAAGTACGATAAGAACCCTCAGAAGTATGCAGGGGTTCCTACAGACCCTCTGAGGTTCAATGAGGAAGAGATCGCGAAACGTAGGTTGTCCTATGGTCGCGCAGGGTTCGCCTTGCAGTTCCTCCTTAATACTAACCTTAGCGATGCCGAGAAGTATCCCCTTAAGGTTCAAGACCTCATTGTTACTCAGCTTGACCTCAGCGAAACTAGCTTAAAATGGTCGTGGGCCTCAGGACCCCTTCAGAGACTCCAGGATGTTCCCTGTGTGGGTCTTAAAGGGGACTTTTTCTATGGTCCTTTCCAAAGGTCTACGGAGGTTGGCTATTATACCGGAACTGTGATGGCAATAGACCCCTCAGGGAGAGGTAAGGACGAAACGGCGTATGCCATAGTGAAATACCTTAACGGCCATCTCTTTGTGATGGAGATAGGAGGCTACAAGGATGGTTACTCTGATGCAACCTTAAGGACCCTTGCGAACAAGGCGAAGTTCTATAAGGTAACTGATGTGACCATTGAGCCTAACTTTGGGGATGGTATGTTCACTAAGCTAATAACTCCTATCTTCAATGAGATTCACCCTTGTAGTATCCAAGAGGCCAAGCGAAGCTCTACACAGAAGGAAGCCCGAATCATAGACACTCTGGAGCCTGTTATGGCCCAACATAAGCTTATCTTCCAGCAGCAGGTCCTTGAGGAAGACTATAAGGTCTATGAGATTGACCCTGCGTATTCCTTGATCTATCAAATGACTCGTATCTGCCGAGACCGTAACGCATTGGCCCATGATGACCGTCTGGATGCCCTCACGTTAGCTGTAGCGTTCTGGCTTGAGTTCATGGACAGGAATGCTCAGGTAGGCATGGATGAGCATATGGATGATCTACTGGAGCAATGGATGGACCCTGAGAGAGGTATTATGTACGTTGAGGAGAAGCCTGAGGGGAACCTGAAGGTAGCTAAGTATAATCATTCAGAAAAATGCATGAATATACTTCAAGGATTCTTTGAGGATTAATTGTCCCCCATATATACAGGAAGCCTAATTGTCCCCCATATTAGAACGAAAGGATAAAACATAGTATACAGAGCTAATGTCTGCCTATGTATGTCCTTGCATATTCCTCCTGTATCCTTAAGGACTCCTCACGATGTCCCTCGCTCAGAGGTTAGTGAGGAGTCCTTAAGTTTCTCCACTAGTCCTCCTTAAGGTAGTCCTGAGGTATCGCTAAGGTACTCCTCGGGACTACTCTTTCTTACAGCTACTATCTACTTCTAATAAACTACCTCAGGAGGTGTTCAAAGATCGTAAAGGTTCTCGCTTGGGTCTCCATAGGGCTATACCTCAGTTCCTCCCTGGAAGGCTCCCAAGCGATCCTTTATGGACTTGTGGTATTCCTCCAGGTCCTCCGATATTTTATTAAGACTAAGGAAGGGTAAAGTATGAACTCAAAATATCTGCCTTATTTAAAGGCGTTTATAGCTGCTATCTTATGTACGGCTATTGTTTACCTAGGATACCAATGGTTCTTCAAAGAGCCTCCCAAGGCATCCCCTAAGCCTTCAACTCCTGCTATTATAGACCAAACAACCTCAGTCTCTACGATTCCTAAGGCATCTCTTCAGGACCCTGATGTCTCACTACAACAGACCTATACAGCAGTTGTCAATGGTCAGAAGGTAGTAGCTCCTATCAAGACCTCAGGTCCCTCAGGAGTCACAGGGGTTATTAAGCAAGAGATTGATATGACAAAGATTGTCGATAAAGCACTTGAGGCCGAAAGGAAACTCCTCCAGCCTCCTAAATGGGAACTAAGTACAGGCATAGGCGTCCATGACAAGGATGTCTATGTTCCTCTGGAACTCCAAAAGAACTACAAGATCAACCGAGCGTTATCTGCAGAGGTCCACTTAGATGCTGAGAAGCTAGTCCAAGGGCAGCTTAAGGTAACCGGAGGGGAGGTAAAGCACACTTGGAAATTCTAACTCCTACGGCCTCCATAAAGAACACCTTCAAGAACGGTGACAAGCCAGACCCTAAACTTCTGTCAGAGAAATGGGCAAACATAATTAATCTCCTAGAAGACAAAGCAGAGATACACACTTGATGACATTTACAAGCTAAGGTTCCCTGAGCTATACTAAAGTTAGCGGAACCTTAGCTTGTTTATTGAATCTTAATTGAGGAGATAGATGAGCAAATGGCATTAAATGTAGCAATATGTTGTCGGCTGTCTGAGGAGGATAAAAACAAACAGACAGGTATTATAGACAGTGAAAGCATTCAAAATCAAAAATCCATGCTTATATCATATGCAGTAGAGCGCGGGTGGGTAGTCTATGACATCTATAGCGATGATGATTACTCAGGAGCTGATAGGGACCGTCCAGCTTTCAAAAGACTTATTAGAGACGCAGAGGATCGTAAGTTTGATATTGTCCTTTGCAAATCTCAATCTCGCTTCACAAGGGAGCTTGAGTTAGTCGAGAAGTACCTTCATCACCTCTTCCCACTTTGGGGAATCCGCTTTGTAAGCATCGTAGACAACGCAGACACAGAGGTAAAAGGTAATAAGAAGTCAAGGCAAATTAATGGTCTTATTAACGAGTGGTATATCGAAGACCTCTCAGAGGATATTAAGAAGGTATTGACAGACAAACGCAAGAAGGGTCTTCATATCGGCGCGTTCGTTCGGTATGGATACCAAAAGGACCCAAACCGAAAAGGCCACATAATCATTGATGAGGAAGCGGCTCAAGTTGTTAGAGAGATATTCACACTATATGCCTCTGGTTATGGTAAGCACACCATAGCGCGTTTATTGAACGCTCGGGGTATCCCAAACCCTACAACCTATAAACAGTTGAAGGGGATTCATTATCAACAATCAAGGCATCAGCACAGTCCTTTCTGGAGTTATCATGTAATCTCTGAGACATTAGTTAATGAAATCTATAGAGGACATATGGTACAAGGTAGGGTAGCCAGTATATCCTATAAGACCCAAAAGAGTCGTAAGGTCCCTAAGGATAAGTGGCTGATTGTAAAGAACACACACGAGCCTATCATCAGTGAACAACTATGGAACACAGTACAGGCCCTTAACAAACACACAGCTAAACCTTGTAGTACAGGGATTGTCTCTATCTTCGCAGGGAAGGCCAAATGCCAACACTGCGGGTACGCCTTAAAGAACCAAAGGAAAAGCAATAGCGACTCTCGCTATCTAACCTGCACAACACGCCTTAACAGAAGCGTAGATGCTTGCCCTGGAACCTTTATCGCTGTTAAGACATTAGAACAGAACGTCCTAGAGCAGCTTCAAGGGATTCTCAAGGAGTTCCTTAATGAGGAAGAGACAGAGCAACAGATACGCCTACGGAGTTCCATTGAGGAACAGCAGGTGAACCTTCGCTCATCATTAGCTACATACGAGCAGAAGAACGCTGAGTATTCTAAAGGTATCAAAGAGCTTTACCTTGACAAAACCAGAGGAATACTTACAGAAGGAGAATTCCTCCATCTGCAACGAGAGTTATCAAAAGACAAAGAAAAGGTTGCAAAACTTATCACAGCCACACAGGATCAAATAAGTTCCTTAGAGTCTAAAAAGAGTACAACAAGAACCCGTAGGGATATCCTTGAGAAATATAAGGAAACCTCTTCACTTGATAGGGTTATGATAGTAGAACTCATTGACACTATCTTAATCGGGAAAAGAAACCCTGAGACTAAAAAGTGGCCTATAGAAATCAAATGGAGTCTATAGTATCCAGAAGTAATCCTTGCATGATCGTAGCAGACCCGAAGGTATCGCAAAGACTACCTGAGGTAAGAATCCAGCATTGGTGCGGGTTCCGAGATTTCAAATGTAAGGGTAATCCTAGCAATGCTACGGTATCCTAAAGACTACTTCACGATAAACAAGCTGGTTCCGCTAAAACTAGCTACTAAAGATTGACAATATTCCACCTTTTATATAGAATGGACACAGAAGACAAGCCTAAGGAAAATTTGGGCAAAAATTGTGAAAGCCTACCTTAATAAATGCGCTCGCGAGGATTTCCCCCGTGGCCCATGCGGCTCCTTGAGGTCCTGATAGTCCGTCTGGTATCCACAAAAGTCCTGTGGAAACGGAAGGAATATACCTAGTTTACTTAATGAACATTATCGGACGTAAATTAGCGAACAACTGTTCGAGGAAACTAGAGGGTAAATAGAGGAAACCTGAAGGGCTGTCAAGTATTTTCCCTTGACAAACATTTGTTCTTATCTATATTATCATTATCTGTTTATCTTAAACTGTCTAGTTATTTAGACACATCCTCAAGGAATCCCTAAGAAACCACTAAGACACATCGTCTATTCCTATAGACACCATTGGTATTCTTATTAGTTACCTTCGTTTCTTTCTCCGCTAATAGATCGCTGGAGTAAATAAATAGTCCTCTTGGAGTCCTTAGCTAGTTGTGGACTAGCCTTAGGGATGACCTGGAGGATACCAGGAGGAATACCGATGCTGAAGAGAATAGGTCTTTTAGTGGTCTTATTGGTTGCCCTGTGGAGTCCTTTGGGACATGCTGAGGATGTTAATGAAGAATGGAAGCTGCTCTTTGAGGAGGCCACCGGGAAGGTCTTCATAAATACTGCCTACTTTAAAAGTAATTGGCCTGATAGATTCACTTCGTTGTATTACTCTGTCGATACCTGGGTATTTATAGAGACACCTAAAATAAACATAAGGCAGCACTGGACAATCAGAACAGAAACAGCTACCGGACAATCAGAAGGAAAACTTCTATATAATAAGGTCTATGAAAAAGGAACCGACAAGGTAACTACCTTTGAAGTTCCTGAAGAGGTTGCTAAGTGGGAGTATTTTAAGCCTCAATCGTTTCTTAGTAAACTATCTTTAGAAATCATGAAATTTGACATCCTGAGACAAGAGAAGCAGGATAAATCAGGCTCCTATTCACTTGATGGAGTCTTTAATCGCTCTACTGATCCCTTTGGTTCAAAGCCTTCTACCAATAAATAAGAACATAACAAAGGCCCTCCTTAAGGAGTCCACACGGATTCCCTGAGGAGGGCCTTATTTTTTTGTCTCAATTTAGCGCAGGTCCTTACGAATCCACTCAATCGTATACCCAAGAATGTCAGCTATTTCCAGCACTTCTTTATAAGTAATTGTACCTCTTCTTAATTTATTAGTCAGATTCGCGCTTGATGTTGGTCTTCCTCTTTGGGCTAATTCCTCACATACTTCCTGCATGGTTCTACCTTCGCGAGTGATATAGGACTTTATTATATCTCTAAGGTCCTCAGGGTCTTCTTCTGGAGACTTTAGGCTTTCTGCAGGATTCGCCGGAGGTCTCATTTCCATATTAAACCCTTGATTCGCTAGTTGCTCCATATGTGCATTAACTAGTTTAGTAACCATCTCTTCTAATGTTTGATGCTGAGGAGTCTTTGTTATATCTTCCTGGTTAACCTGCTGTCTTTCCTTTGCGGGTTCTTTACGACTCTGTTTCTCGCTCATTAGGACACCTCCCTTTAATAACTGTGATTATAATAACACTTAATTTATCGTGACGCAATGCTAAAGTTTTAACCCAAAAGAAAACTATTTTACTTTAGAGTAAATTTCCCTTGACTTTAGAGTGTGGATGAGTTTATTATTTAACCAAAGAGTAAACTTATTTACTGTAAAGCAAGGAGGACAAGCGAATGCGTAAGAAACACAAAGGATGGCTGATAGTCTCCAAGATCGACAAGGTTACAGGAATGGAGTTCTTCTACTGTTACCTACCGGACGAACTGGAATACCCTGCGAATCTCAGGAGCTATGAATGGGAAGCTTGCAGTCTTCAGGAAGCCCTAGACTTTATCAATAGTTGCAGATAAGGAGGCATTGAGATGAAAAACATCGATGTAATTAACGCGATTGAACGGGTCATTGAGAAAAGGCAGCAGCGTGGTGCTACTGATGAAAGCATTGTGAAGTACCTGCTACATCTAAGGACCGTTTGGAAGAACAATTCAGCCATACTGCAGTTTATAGATGCAATCTTACCTATATTCAAAGAGGAGGCAATAACAATGGCAAAGTTCAACAAAATGCAATCTCAAGGTCTCGAACCGTGGAACGGTAAGCACATTAAGGATGTCCAGGGGCATATCGACATGGCTATTAGTAGCTGCGAGAAACACGGATTGGCCTATAGCTACTGCCTGAGTGGTGACCTGATGGTAACTGTATGCCGAGGGGACGAGAATCAATATGAGGTCTATGTGAGTCGTATGGAATCCTCTGGAAAGCGGGAGGTCGTAAGCAAATGAGACAAACACAAAAGGAACAACTCCAGAACGCCAAAAGAGCCTATATAATGGCCCTCAATGATCCCAAGGATGCCATGAGTACCCAAAGGTTCTCAGTGTACCTCGACAATGGAAATGGTCTGGACATCCTCTGGCCCTCTGACAGTCATGAAGGTAAGAAGTCTAAAGAACTCCTCGGACATCAAATATATACCACTAACCGAAAGTACCCTGCATATCATTGGGCACTCTCAGGATGCGGCTACAGTAAAACTAATGAAATCAAGAGAGAGCTACAGACAGTCAACAAGGCCCTGGAGGTCTTCACAATATCCGGTTGGATTCCTAGTAATGCTTAGTGTCTAGCAAGGGAGGTCCTGAGGGGAATCCTTCAGGGCTTCAATGGTGGACATTAACAGTCTCACTAAATAAGAGGAGGTATTTAGTATGAAAAAACAATGGCAAACCTTAACAGTCTATCGGGTAGCTGTGATTGAGCCCGCCGATTTGGCTCCAAAGTCAGCTTAGCACTATTTGAAAGTAGAGAACAAGCAAGAGAGTTTGGAGACCTCATGGAGTCTAAGGGTTACTCTGTAAGCGTTAACCAGTGGTCCTGGGAAGTCAAAGTCGAACTGTAAGGTCTAAACGTAGAGGAGGTTTGCGAAATGAACAAAGTTGTCTATCAGCCAGTGTACTTTAATCAGCAGGGAGAATTAGAGGCTGTGTCAGAGGTAGTGTTTCCGACTGCCAAATCTGCTGAAAAGTATGGGCGGTTTGTATGCGCTAAGGGACTGACAGTAAAAGTGCTTACCGTAAGAGTACAGGAGGTAATCAAATGAAAGTTCTCCGTGAAAAGCAACTCTCACTCATGCAGTCAGATTTACAGGCAGCTATCAGATGTTTAGATAGCTCCAATGAAAATGAGAAGAAAGCAAGAGTGCATCTAATCGCCGCCCTTAGCTTTCTTACGAAGGAGGTCTCAGTAGAATGACCCTCAAGGAACGCCTTTGCATCCTTTTAGTACTCACAAGCAGAAGGAGACCCTCAAGCAACCACTAGGCCCACCTCAGCAGTCCAGAAGGCTGACTCAGGCTAGGTCAACCAAAGGAGGCCACTAGGTCAGCCTTTGTGACAATCGAACGAATGTTCTATTCTATTCATAAGGACCTAGAGGACCTAAGGTTTATCTTTATGTGACGATTGACGCAATTCGGACAAGTGTCACAGGTTATCAGGCTATAGCCGAGAAGGTAGACAGAAGGAGGTGAACCCTTGCGAACCCTAAAGATCGTCCTAGAGTTACTTCTATTGATCCTAACGCCGCTCTTGCTATACCTATTCGACTTCTTAAATCATCTTCGCAAATAACCAAATGGAGGTTCTGAAAGTGCAACATACGCCAAAATTGACAGTTACATAGAACGGTATTCCTTGTTCCTAAATAACGCCTACAGGCCAGTCTGAAGGGTTATTCCTTAGGGCTGGCTTTCTTATTGCCTAAAATCAGTCTAACAAATACAAAGGTCCACCCATGAAGGACCTAATTAAGAGGAGGAAATTTGCACTATGACAACTCAAACGATCCTTAAGGAAACCTCATTCGATCCTAGCGTGGCCTATGGAGACCTTTACACTAAGCAGCTACGCATTGAGTCAACCTGGAAGCAGTTGGCAGAGGAGAAACTCACGGCCCACCTAACACTCCAAGCGCAGATAGGCAAGGCCGCGACCTTAAGTACAGGTAAGGGACTCATTGACTTTTCCTGGCCTACAGTCCTTGAGAACGTGAAGGCTTTCCTTGAGCATACCTTAGGACATAAAAGAGGAGTCCGTCCGGGATACTACTCGATCCTTCAGCAGGTGCAGGAGGTCTTTCCAGACGAGCAGAGGGCTGCGACATTGTTAGCCTTTAGTGCCTTCTCTACGCTCTTGAATAAAATGTTCATGCACGAATACCGTTTGACGAACCTTTCGGCTGCTGTAGGACACGCTATAGAGGCTGAGGTCCGTCTTGAGGCATACATTCAAGCTCACCCGGAACACGCAGGGATGACCATTCAGGGCATGGCCCAAAGGGTCCAGGAGTTCTATAAGGAGTACTATGCAGGTCGCAGAATGGCTCATGCGGGCTTCACATGGAACGGGTGGCAAACGGAGCAAAGGGTCCATTTAGGCGCAAAACTTATAGAGTTGGTCATGCAGGGAAGTGGTTATTTTGAGATTGTCAACGGCAAAGGACCCAAGGGAAACCATGTGACAGAAGTCCATCCTACCCAATGGCTCCTTGATACATGGCTGAAGAACGAAGAGAATATCATCTCCAAAGCATCCTCAAGCTGTCCTATGGTAATTCCTCCGGCTCCCTGGAAGGACTTTACTTCAGGGGGATACTATGGAGACCTTAAGGTCCACTCTACGCTCCTCCGGGTAGTTACAAGGGACGGAGGGCAAGAAAATGGATTCGTTAGGAAATACATAGATCAACTCAGGCAGGTAGACCTCAGTAGAGTAGAGGCAGCAATAAACGCAATTCAAGAGACTCCTTGGGTTATCAATAAGGAAGTCCTAGCGGTAGCTCAGGCTATCATTAAGCGAGGCGGGGAACTTGCAGGACTCCCAAGGACTGAACCCTTACCGGAAGTCCATAGGTTAGTCGGGGACTTCACAGAGGAAGAACTGAAGGCCAATAAAGACAAGGCAGTCCAGCGTATCAAGCTAGAGACTAAACGGAAGTCAAAGGCTCTCAGGACCTTAACAGTCCTAAGGACCGCAGAGGAATTCCAGAAGTACGAGCGGATCTACTTCCCGCATAATATGGACTTTAGAGGCCGTGTTTACCCGATTCCCTCCTTTAGTCCTCAAGGGGATGACCTGAATAGGGCCTTGCTGCTTTTCGCCGATGCTCCTGAGTGTCAGACAACGGAAGACATAGGATGGCTAATGGTCCAAGGCGCGAACTGTGCAGGAGTTGATAAGGTCTCCTATGCGGACCGCAGGAAATGGGTCTTGGACAATGAGCAACATATTCTAGCGAGCGCAGAGGACCCTTTAGGATACCTCTGGTGGTCTAAAGTAGCCGAAAAGGATTATCCCTTCCAGTTCCTAGCGTTCTGCTTCGAGTGGAAGCGATGGAAGGAATACGAGGCAACCTATGGGACTCCTAAAGGTTTCCAAACAGGCCTATATGTAGCCTTTGATGGGACCTGCAGTGGCCTTCAGCACTTCTCAGCGATCCTACGGGACCCTGTAGGAGGACAAGCGGTCAACCTGATTCCTGCTGAGAAGCCTCAGGACATTTACGGCATTGTTGCATCAAAAGTTAACGTAATATTACAAAAAGACGCAATAGAGGGAACATTAGATGAAGAAAAGGTCTCCCAAAAGACCGGGAAGCCTTACATCAAATATGGCACGAAGTCCTTAGCGCAACAGTGGTTATCCTATGGGGTAGACCGGAAGGTAACTAAGCGGTCCGTAATGACTCTAGCGTATGGCTCTAAAGAGTACGGGTTTCGTGAGCAGCTCCTTGAGGACATCATAGAGCCAGCCCTTGATGAAGGCCGAGGCAGCATGTTCATCGACAAAAATCAGTCTGCTGCATACCTAGCGAAATTAATCTGGCAGGTAGTTCAGAAGGTAGTCATCAAGGCTGTTGAAGGGATGAAGTGGCTCCAGCAGGTGGCCCGGATGGTCTGCAAGCAGGGCCGTGTAGTGGCCTGGACGACTCCTATGGGTCTCCCGGTGCAGCAGTCTTATATGGAATACAATGTAGAGGAGTTTCGACTTCGATTCCTTGGGAGCAAACGCTATATACACATAGGAAAACCTACAGGAAACATTAACAAACTCCATCAGGCCTCAGGGATCGCTCCTAACTTCATTCATTCGATGGATGCCGCTCACCTTCAGAAAACCGTAGTAATGGCGAAGGAGGCTGGGATAAATCACTTCACGATGATTCATGACAGTTACGGGTCTCCTGTGGCTCAAGCAGGACGCATGTACAAGACTGTAAGACAAGCCTTCATTAATATGTATACGGAAACGGATGTCCTTCAGGACTTCCAAACAGAAATGTCGGTTTACCTTGATGATCCTAAAGAGATTCCTGAGGTTCCTTATAAAGGAAAACTAGACCTAAATCTGATTGAAAACTCGGAATATATCTTCTCGTAAATTTAATTGTCCCCCATAATAGAAAGAAGACGCTCTTAAGTCCTCCTTAGGGTAGACCTAAAGGAACTCCTTTATTGGAACCTTTAGGTCTCCTTATTTTTTTTTCTTCTATTAATAACAGCTTTAGATAATTCCTTAAGGAAAGGAGGTGACACAAAGAAGATGGTAACAAAGAAAACCAAAGCGACTCCTGAGGTAGTTCCAGAGGTAACTCCTGAGGTAGTTCCAGAGGTAACTCCTGAGGTAGTTCCAGAGGTAACTCCTGAGGTAGTTCCAGAGGTAACTCCTGAGGTAGTTCCAGAGGTAACTCCTGAGGTAGTTCCAGAGGTAACTCCTG